AGCAGATAACAGTAACTCCGGAGCAACGGCAAAATTTTCAGATTATGTTTAAAGATATGCTGAGTGTCCAGACTGTACGGGATGAAAAACTCAAAGAGAACATATCGGGGCAGATAAAGAAGTTAAAGAACCGCTTAAATCAGCTATATGAAGATAAACTTGACGGGGTAATATCTGAAGAAGTTTATTTTGAAAAAAAGAAAAAATGGGAAATTGAACTTGAGGAAAAAACGATAAAATTTTCTGCTTTAAGCAAGACAAATTTGGAATTAATTACGAGACTGGAAAAAATGTCCGAACCCTTGGAAAACCTGTGCAGGTCTTATTTTTCGCTTTCAGAAGAAAAAAAACGGGTTTTGCTGAAATTATTAAGTCCGAACCTTTTTTATGACGGCTCAAAAGTAGTATTGACAATACATAGAGCCTTTGAAATTTTGTTCAAATTTATCGTTTTTGAAAATGGGGCGGGTGATGGGATTCGAACCCATGCATATCGGAACCACAATCCGAGGTCTTAACCGCTTGACGACACCCGCCATCGTCTACAGGTCAAGTTTACCACAAAAAGTTTTCTTGTCCAGAACTTTTTACCCTGCCTTGGGTATTTAGTTCCATTTTTGCTGTTTTGTGTTACAATACATCTAACGGAGTGTGTTTATGAGTGAAAAAGATAAGATGTTGAACGGGGATGCATATTTGCCGGATTGTGCGGAGCTCGCAGCGGAACGGCTTCGGGCAAAGACTTTATGTATGAAATATAATTCTTTATTACCGGACCAAAAAAAAGAAAAGCAGCTGTTATTAAACGAGCTGCTTGGTAATGCCGGTGATAGTCCGGTTATAGAACCTGATTTTTTCTGTGATTACGGATACAATATTGAATTTGACGGGTTTGTATATATCAATCACAACAGTGTATTTTTAGACTGTGCAAAAATAAAAATCGGGAATAATACTTTTATAGGTCCGAATTGCGGGTTTTATACAGCTATTCACCCAATAAATGCTGAAGAACGGATAAAAGGTATTGAAACTGCCAAACCGGTTACTATCGGGCAAAACGTTTGGATTGGAGGGAATGTTACAATTCTTCCGGGGGTGACTATAGGAAATTCTTCGGTTATTGGTGCCGGTTCGGTTGTGACAAAAGACATCCCGTCTGGGGTGGTCGCTGTTGGTAATCCGTGCAAAATTTTACGGGTAATCCGGTAATTCCGGATGCTTTTTACCGGAAAGTTATCACGTTAAAAATATGCCGGTTATTTTAGTATCAGGCAGTCGTAGATTTTGTCGATTTTGTCTTTCATGTCGGCAAATTGCGATTTCAATCCCTCAAAAGTGTTGATTGTCGTGAACCTCTTTTCAATATCACGCAGTATTTCTCTGTGCTTTTTTTCTAATTCCTCCGGTGTTACAACGATTCTTTCATTAATCAAAAAAATCAAGACAATAATCAATACCGGTGCGTAATATAAGTATTTTTCCATTGTTTACCTCTTTCTTTTGGATAAATGTATGGCAAATTAAGCCCGAAGAAGCTATTTTTAAGAAAGTAATTGTCGGATTAGTAAATCTGACCTGCATTAAAATTTGGCAAAATCGTTACTGGGAACATACAATAAGAGATGAAGCAAATTAAATCCGGAGTATACGCTTTTTCCGCGGTTGTGACGGTACCCCGGCTTATATTTTTACATATATTGCTTTGTCGCAGCAGTAACTTAGGGTTTTGCGGTGCAAAAAATGTCCCCCGCGGGCTATGCAGCGGGATATAAATCGGTTAACTGCTTTGTCAGTTTAGTGCTAAAAGAATTTTATATATTATAGAAACTTCACTATCAGATATATTATTAATATTGTTTATTATTGTACTTTTCATTTGTTCTATCGGGACATAATTTTCGAATTCAAATAACGTTTTAAATTTTAAATTTAAAACGTTTGCTATTCGCTCCAATGTTAACATTGAAGGATAATGCCGTCCGCTTTCAATACCGCTCAATGAACTTGCCTCTATATCTATTAATTCGGAAAACTGTTCTTGTGTATATCCTGCCTTTTTTCTAAGTTCTTTTATTCGTTTTCCCAGGCATTTTTTGTTGTTCATTCTACTTCCTCCATAATCAATGTAGAATAGTAGGAATTAATATTTAAGTGTATATAATACTTGATTTTTGACAAAACTAAGTATTATAGATATACTTATAAGTAATCATTACTTATTTTATGTAATAACTAATTATTTAATACATAGTTGTTGATATATGATAGGAAACACCGGCTGTGGAACAAGCAAAAATTATACAAAGGAAATCAAATTTTGAGCTATTAAGAATATTTTCCATGTTTTTAATTTGTACTCATCATTTTGTTATTCATGGAGTGTACAATTTCGCATCACAAAATATACTCACACCTTTTAATAATGTTTTTTCTGCTATTTTATCAACTCCGGGGAAGTTGGGGGTAGCCTTGTTTCTTTTAATTACGGGCTATTTTATGGTTGATGCCATGCCTAAAATAAAACATGCATTTTCTTTGTATTTTCAAACCTGGTTTTATTCAATAATATTTTTAGGATTGTATTTGTGTAATGTCCAAAATATACAGCCTGAAATTATTAAATGTTCTCTTTTTCCTGTAGTGCATAATGCTTATTGGTTTATTACAGGATATTTGATATTGTATATCTTGATACCTTTTATAAACAAGGTGTTTAAATTTATTTTTGAACGGCATTATGAATATTATGCATTTATTGGTTTTACCGTACTGTTTTTAATTATTCATACCGAAATTTCGGATTTTGCATATTTGTACTGTTTAGGCGGATTTATTAAAAAAGAAATTTTTCCATTTAATAAACTTAAAATAAAACATTACGCATCGGGGATTATTTTACTTTTTGTATGGCTGACATATTACGCATTCACCAATATTTGGTCGGCAAATCCCGCAGATTTTGGAAATATTATGCATATAGCAGGAACTCTTCATTCCCCATATATTTTATTAAGTGCTATTTGTATATTTTGTATGTTTAGCCATCTGGATTTTGGTGTAAACAATTTCATAAACAATATTTCAAAAAATGTTTTAGGAGTTTACTTAATCCATGAAAATATTATAGTCAGACCGATTTTGTGGCAGCATGTATTTCAATTTTTAAATAATATTAATTATATTATTTATCCCGTAATATCATTGATAGTAATATTTATTCTTTTTGGTCTGTTTATTTTGGCGGATAAAATTTTTTCAAAATTTTACAGGATTATTCCGGAAATAATATTTAAAAGTAATGCAAATTAAATCATTACACATGTGTAACAGAGGAGTTATCTTGCTTATTATCTCATTGTTTGCTGCTGGAATTTGCTGCAACCGGCAGTACTAACATTCAGTAATGCCGGTCTGATTTACTTTAAGTCAACCCCATTTCTTCTGCAAGTTTCACCAACATATCATCCTGAATTTATTTCAGGATCTGTTATACAAAGATGCTGAAACGGTCTTAAATTTCCTTCACGCTCAGGATATTTCGCTTTTAAGTCTTTGGCTTGTCCGCTCAATTTCTTCGCTGCCCGAGTTCCGCTCGCTGCGTTAACTCCACTCGTACGGAAATTCGCAGTTCAGCATGACATATTAGTACTTGCAGTAATGCAGACCGGATTTACTAATCCGGCATTAAAATATTGCATTATTCTTCAAAATCAAATAAATCTTTAACTTTGACACCAAGGTTATCTGCAATAATTTTTAACTTTGATGCCGTAATGTCCGTTTTGGCAAGTTCTATCAAGCTTATCATAGAACGGGAAACTCCGTTTATTCCAATATCATCTTGCGTAAATCCGCGTTCGGTTCTTATTTTTTTGATATTTTTTGCTAACTTTTGTAAAAAGAACTTGTTCATTGTTTTATTGTTTGCTACACTAGCATTTGTTACAACTAGCAGCACTAGCATCCGGATTGGAGGATCTTATTGAAAAAGAGAATACTGATTGATTTAGACGGGGTATTGAATAATTACAACGGACAGTTTGACGAAAATAAAATTCCTGAAATTAAGGATGGAGCAAAAAATTTTGTAAAATCCCTTTATGTAGATTATGAATTATACCTTTATACATCCAGAAATCTTATCTTGGCTGTCAAATGGTTAATAAAAAATGAACTTGATATTTATTTTCGGGATGTGACGAATGTAAAACTTCCTGCGTATTTATACATTGACGACAGGGCAATTCGTTTTAACGGGAATTACGGACAAATATTAAAGCAGGTCAGTAATGCAGACCGGATTTACTAATCCGGCATAAACAACTTTTACAAAACTATCGGCCAGTAAAAATCTACGAGATATGATGCTGCATCAAAGGGATGCGACAGAAATTTCAATTCCTTCATTTGCTTAATTTGTGTATATGTCGGAATATCAATTTTGGATGACCCTTCCTGATACCGCAGGTTGTAGATATTGTACAGCAGCTTTTCGCATTTTGGTGACACGTACAATCCGATACAGCCGTTTGCGTTTCGGACTTTTGCGTTAAATGCTGCTATTCTGTTTTTTACCGGCGGATTAAAACCTTTTATTTTAATTTCAACATCATAACCCAAGGATTGGAGTTTCTTTTTTATTATTACATAATTGGTGTATTCGCTCGTACAGCTTCTATTGTCGCCCGAAGCATCACCGTTGACGATAATTTTTCCTTTATGGTTCGGATAGCGGGAATGAAATTCTTCGCATGTCTTTGCTGTTGTTGTATTTTCAAGCACAAGTTCGTCAAAATAAAAGACTTTGTCATCGGTTTTGTGTGCAAGAACCCATGCCATAGGGTCAACGTTAAAATCGCAGCTGATGTGCAAATCCATATCCGGATAGTAAGTTATTTCTTTAACATTTTCGTCTGTAAAATCTTTTACTACCAAATTAGAATTATAATCTCCTGTTTTGCCAAGGACGAACATGTTGTAATAATCTTTGTCGTAGAGTTGTTTTAATTCATCGCAAAAACCTTTCGGAAGATAAATGTTTTGCGTGGTCGGTGCTGAAATCAGCCGGTAATTTGCCGGTGGATGTTCAAAAAAGGTTTTGTATATCCAGCCGCGCTGAAGCTCCGGATTTGTGTGTCCGAAAATCCTGTAGGTGAAATTTTTCCAGTCAGGTTTAATTTTTTGCCTCATTCGGGCAAGAAGAACTCTGAATGTATCGTATGGGACATCGGACATTTCTTCAATTTCTGCAAAGCCAAGATTAAGCGATTTTAATTTTGCTGGTTCGTCAAAATGCCTGAAAAGAATTTCCGAACCATTAAAGAATACAAGTTTTTGTTCGGTGCTAACCCATTTGTAATCAACTTTTTCGGTAAAGCCCATAACATCCAAATGCTCAAAATAAGTTTTAAGGGTTGTGTCACGGACGAGTGTATATGTTTGTGCCCCGACAAGCCCTGTAATCCCCGGAAATTTTAAGGCAAGCAGAATTCCGAGAAGGGCTCCGGCAAAAGTTTTGCCGGAGCCGTATCCTCCCAAATATACCGCTACATCCAGAGAATAGTCATGAGGAATTTCCAAAAATTTTCTCTGTGCATTTAATAATTTGTATTTCATAAGTTTAGTTTTCCGTTTCCTTTTTATCAGTTTCGGTCTTTTCTTCTGTCAGAAATATGTTCGCATTTTCAACTCCAAATTGTTCAATTACAAATTTGAAGCATTCCAGCCAATTGATTTGTTTTGCCACAACATCAATTTTGGAAAATGCCTGTACTGCCTCAAACAATTCCTTAAATCTGGATTTTCTTTCAAAAGTTGCTTTTCTGTCGCCGTAACGGTAGACATAGTTTGAATTTCTGACTTCATCATTAATTTCTATAAAGGAAGAAGTTCCGTTTTGCTTTATCAAAATTAATTCACTTCCAAGTTTGAAGTTTGAAATTATTTCAGCAGTTTTTTCAACCATCGGGACAACAATCTTCCGGTTTATTGCTTCCAAAATCATATTTAACCGTGCTTCCTGACCGTTAACCGAATAATTGATTTCTGTTGCGGTACGTTCGGATGTCTGGATATTTCCGGACATGTTTTTGAAAATTCCCGTTGCACTTTCAAGTGTTGATTTGAAATAATTTAAAAACTCCCAGCCCTGCATTGCCTTATCAAACGAAATTGCCATTGGCGGTGTTGTCATAAGTGATGCATCATATTCAATAATTTTCCCCGGCTTGATTGCCTGCTCCCCTCTGAAACAACCTTTGGGGGCAAGGTACGGCGGATTCATCATTAACGATAATGCATCAAGCTGTTTGTTTAGAATAGTGGATGAAATATTATTTAAAATAAGTGCAACCCTCAACGGGGAAATGCCTCTGCCTGTTGCCGGACATTCAATAATATTTGCGTGTATAAACGGGTTTATTACAAAGGGGTTGTCCTCAAATCTGATGACAACACTTCTTCCGGCGATAACCAGAAGCTTGTTTTTGAGTGTTTCCCCGCCGGCGAGTTCAATATCCCCCCAGTATTCAAGGATTTCAAGTTTTTTCCCGTAATCTGTTTTGCTTAAATCTTTTTTGCTTCTTTTTGCCACCACTCCTTTCAATATTTCCAATTTTTCGTTGTTCAGCATATTATTGGCAGGATTTGATTTGATTTCATCAAAACTCTGATAGGTTCTGTAAATTTTTGCGCACGAATCCCAATCTGAGGTTCCTGATGTATCAAAAACAAAATCTTCGTAGTTTATAAATTTAACTTTGGCGTTGTCGTAAACTACTTTATCTTCAATAACAAAATTTTCTGTTGTATTGTATGCAAGCTGTTCTGCAAGTGTCAGACTTCGTCTGTTTTTTCTTATTTTTCTTTCCCAGCCCGTAAATATAGTTGCTTCGCCTGTTTCAACAACGGAATCAATGATTTGTTCCATTACGTTTTCAATTTTCATTCCTTCAAAAGTGTTCACAAGCATTGCTTTTTGCCGGTTTGCAAATTTTTGGGTAGTTAAATCTGTTCCTTCAACATCAAACATCCCGTCAGGATGCGAATACAGGTTTTGTATAATATGGGATTTTAAAGTTTGTGCAAGTTCGTAAATATCCGGTAATTGGACATTACAATCCCACGCATTGACTTTCGGAATCGTAGAATTGTAAATTGCGTACTTAATAAGCCGGTTATCCGATAATTGTGCTGAGCGTGCTTCGTCAAATTTGTCAAATTTTTCCGTAACACAGCCTGTTAAAAAAGTTTCATCTAAAAAATTTTTTTCTTCTTTCATAAGATACCTCATTGTTTTTTGTAGTAATACTCCCGATAGAGGGAGCAAACCGCAATATCCTGCGGTTTGCCGCCCTGCAAAGTTTCCCGAATCAATCGTGATTCGTATTTGAACCCGCAGTCTGTCAGCAGCTTTTTAACGGTAAAATTCTGCGGGTAGTATTGTGCTTTTATTTTTTGAAATCCGAAAATATCAAAACACATTTTGAAGAAAATTTTTGCACAATATCTCACAAATACTCCCCTGCAGCCTTTTGCAAAACAAACAGAAACTTCCGCACTGTACAAAGTGTTTTTGTTGCCCGTAAAATTATCCAAATATGCAAATCCGGCAAATATTGAAGTTTTCCTGTCTAAAATTATCCAGATATACGGGCTGAGAGCTTCTATAAAATCCGGAATATCGCAATTTTTGAACGGAGAAAAATCATCGGATAAAAATTTGGAGTATTTATGGTAAAGGGTTTTGATATTTTTAATATAGTAAGAATATTTTTTATTCTTTTTAAATTCCTGTAATGATTCAATTCGGATAAATTTACACATTTTGTATAATCTTGCATTTTACGAATTTTACAAAAATATCATCACGGACAAAAGAATCGCTTTCCCCGTTTAATAATTTTGTTCTTTCATAAGTGTTTCCGCCCAAAAATCCGTCCGCCTGAAGTCCGTTTATATATGATTTTGTACGGCTTGATTTGTTCAGAACTTCAAATACGGCAGATTTTGAAAAGAGCATGCCGGCGGGTACATTTTTAATATTTGTTGTGAATTCGGAATTTTTATCTGCCTTTTGTGTAACTCTCTCCTCAAATTCACGTTCGATTTTACTTTTTACAAGTTTGTCATATTCATTGTCATTTAATAATAATTTCTCAATTTTATCATTTGTTTTCATAGCTGGTTCTCCTTAAATTTTTTCATCATCTAAATTTGCAATGGTAATAACTTTAAATTCGTGCCCTTTTTCTTCCGGATTGGCGGCGGGAACTCCGAGATATTTGCAAAGTCCGTCAAGCGCTTTTAGACCCGCAGCGGCATCTCTTAGTTTTCTTTTTCCGGTGTAGTTCCCGTCTTTGTCTAAAATGTCGTCCTCTTCCAGTGAAAACTCGGCGATTTGTAAAAGTTTCTGCACCACATATCCTTTTTGAACATTTAATGTCCGGATTTGAAGTTTCAATTGGCGCCTGATTTCTTTTATGATTTGGTCTTTTTTCAGTAACTCCGAAGAAAAGGATTTAAGATTTTTAATCTTATATCCGGCGTATTTCGCTGCTGCTTCCCCGTCCAGAGTTCTTATGTATTCGGTTACGAATAGTTTTTGTTGTTGTGTTATTTTATCCATTTCGTTACATTTCTTATCATAATTTGTATTTTTGCTAAATAATTTGTATAATGTACATGCTATTTATATTTCGGCTAGTGTAAATCTTAACAGGGGGGAACGAAAAAACTTCCTGTTTTTTTTACGGTTTTGGCAGTCCGGCAAATAGCATCGGGCAGTTATTTTAGCCGGTGTTGTACTGTGTTTTCATAAGAAATTTCATCCTTTCGTAAATTTTATATTATTCAAAAATAAACCCTGCCGGCATGGTATACAAGCGTATCAGAGCATCTGGCAGAAACCGGCGGCTTTGGTTATAAATAGGGCACAGCATTGGATTTAGTGTGTCAAAATGTTGTATTTACAGTATTTTATCTTTTGTATGTTTTGTAATAGAATTAATCCGTGAAGAAAGTAATTGTCATAATTTGTTTGATATTGCAACTTTGTATTCCTGTATTTGGAGAATATGTTCCGATACCGGAAAGTTTGGAGAAGCAATACAAGAGCAAAATGGAACAGATTATTAATGAAGAATATCCGAAAGCAATTAAAAATGTTGATAAATTAGTTTTGCAAGCAAAGGGTATACGAAACAAACTGTTGAAAACCGGATATAATCCGGAATGTTATATGCAGCTTGTTTTAATTTCTGAAGCTGATTTACCTGCTGCAAATGTGGATATGTTTGTTCGGTTAACAAAAGTTACAATGGAAGAATTTTTAGAAAAGTCATACAAAACTACCGGAGCGGATGATGTCTATTTTTTAGAATGTTTTTTGTTTCATTATTATCAAACGTACAATATTGATACAAAAAAGATTGTTAAACTTGGAAAATATATAGATAAAAAAATAAATGTTGTTGAAAAGTATATTGAAGATATCAAAAATTTTTACAGCATAGAATGATTATTTTTACCTTTTATTATAAAATTACTCTATGAAAAAAATAATTGTCATAATTTGTTTGATATTGCAACTTTGTATTCCTGTATTTGGGGAATATGTTCCGATACCGGAAAATTAAACAGGTAAATAAATATATCAAAAGAGTTGAAAGATTTAGGGATGAGAGTAATTATTTAAAATGACATACTTTTTTCGCTTTTATCCAGATACCGTTATTTTCAATACAGCTATCAGGGCTTATTTTGATTTTTTCCCCGTTCACATTCACTTCCAAATTTTCTTCACACCAACCGCTGTCAAGACAGGCATCCTGAGCATCTGATATAACAGAAGTAAAAATTTTTGCAGAAAGTTTTATACCTGTACAGGTAACACATATCGCGAAAATTATACAAGATATTATACAAAATTTTTTCATTGCTTTATTATACTATATATTAGTATTTTTCGGGTAACCCATTTGGACGATACTTATTTATTAATATTTTACTATCGTTATTGGGGTTTTTTATTCCTTGTATTCTCCCGAACCAATTTGCCCCTTGATCTTCAAAAGAATCCTTAAGACTATCAATAATTGACATTCCTTTCTCTTTTGTATTTCTGAATGAATCAGTTAATTCTCTCAAATCACTTATTGCTGCAGCTATTATTGCCCCTAAAAAACCTCGTTGTGCGGCTTCACAATTTGCTTTTGAATGAAAATATTTATCTGCATTTTTTGTATTTGCAGCTTTCATATCTTGATAATTCACGATGAAATCATCAACAGCACCTAGTATTTGTTCCAAACTTTCAATATATAAATAAAGGATATAATATGTTAGGTTCTTTGGAATACTTGCATATAAAGTCTTGTACTGATTTATTGTGTAAAGTATTTCATTTTTTAACAAGAGTGCTTTTTGGATTAGATTATCAAGTTTTGTGATAAATTCATCAAAATAATTACTCGTATTATCTATACTTTCTTTATTGTCTACAATGTTACTATCTTCAACAACTTCTAATACACATTTGCAATTCGGGTGTGGAGTTTCCGGTAGCTCTCCATAAAAATCAAATTCCTGTCCGTCTAATGCTTTGCATTCTTCGCAGGTGTTTTTTCCGCTTTCAGCGTGCCATACGTATTTTGTGTTACTGATGTAGCCTTGTAATACCATATTTTCAAGCGTTTCTTTTTCTTCCTGTGCATCCTTTGTATATCCGTTTTCTTTAAGGGTGTTGTATCTGAACAGTGATTGTATAAATTCTTTTAAATCGGAAAACTTTGTTAAAATTATATTTTTTTGGTTTTTGTCCAAAATCTTGTTTGAATGATTTTTTAACAAATTTTCCTGACTTTCCTCTGCAGCATTTATCACCGGATTGAGCGGTTCATCATTTTGAAGAGCATTGATTATTTTTGCTTTTAATGTAGTCATAAACGTTATCCTCAATTATTACTTTTTGCCGGTTTTAGGCGGCAAAGCCGCCTGCTCTGGTGTTTATACTCTGAAAATATTTATCATCGGCGCGCCCTGTACGGAAATCAGGCTTTTGGATTTAAGGTTTAACAGCGCTTCTTTGTACATGCTGAGCCAGTACGAAAATTTAAAATACTGGGGATTTGCTTTTGTGCGCAGACATGCCCCGTAAACAAGCAATTGTTCTGCAAAAGGCATTGGTATCAGGGATTCGTCATTTTCTGTTTCCAAATCCTCTTTTTCTATGCCCTCTTCATCTTTTGCACAATTATTTGTGTAATAAACTATGTCAAGAGTTTTATCCTTGTCAAATTCAGGAAAAAGCAGCGTTTTTCCAATCAGGGAATATTTTTTGACGTTTTGGTTTTTATTTTCCAAAAACGGTTTTAAATTATCCGTATAAGTGTATTCTTCGTTATCAATAAAAATATGCAATATTTTGCCGGATATCGTGATTTCGGGTTCCGGAGTTTGTGCCGGAAGTCCGACAGACGTTCTTTTCAACAGAAAATTCCAGTCCTCAATATGACAAAGTTCCTTGTTAACAACATTTATGGCAGAAAGCAGCCGTTTGTGCTCGTTTTTTGTTAACTCTGCAAAATTGTTGACCTGTCTGCTGTTTAATTCATACAAACATTTGTTTAAAATTTCTAAAAATTTCATTTGTCCTCCTTGTGTTATTTTTCGTGTAAAATCCGCCGCAGAATTTGTGCACCAATTTTGCGGTAAAGTTCAGGGGGTTTATTCTGATTTCAGGGGTTATTTTGAGCGGTAGTATCCGCGGACTTCCGTACCGTCTGCACGGGTGTAAGAATTTACATATACAACTCCGCCGTTATTTTGTGCCGCTGATTGAAGCGCGTTATTTGCCGGAATTCCGATTGTGTTTAGTTGCGCCTGAATTGCCTGTTCGTTTTGGGAATATTCATCTGATGACATCGTGCCGATATCCTCCTGTGAAAATATCTGATTGCTTCCTGTTACGGGATTGGTATAACCTGAATAATTAACCCGCGGTGTTTGGTTTTGTATTAATCCGTCTTTGACCTGCTGCATAATTGTCTGTTCATTTTGGGTGAATTCTTTGTGTGACATATTGCCGATTTCTTCGGGGGTAAAAATGTGATTGTTGTTTTGAACGGGTGCAGTCTTGTCTGTTTTGCTTTGCATATCAATTGGATTTGCGAACGGAATATTTTCAAAACCTGACATGAGATTATTTTTCTCAATTCTCATTTTGAAAAAGCCGTTTTTATCTGTTGTATAGAAATTGTCAGAATATGTTGGTAATGAAGAGGGTTCTTGTATGTTTGTCTTTACTGTATTCGTCGGCTGGGATACTCTTGTGAAGAACTTTTTGAGCCGGTTATTTCTGATACATCATAGCCTGCAAATCTTTTTAAATACTCTTCAATACTGGTATGATTTCCATCTCTCGGAATATCTGTTCCATTGCTTTGCAGATATTTCTGTAATTTACCTTGTCCGAGCAAGTGTGTTGCAGCAAGCATTCCCGACTGCGTTATAGGTATGCCGTTTATTGTTTTTCCATCATATTTTTGTGCAAAATTTTTTATATATCCCCATTGTTTTTGTTTATAAATTCTTTGTGCATTTTCTTGTGCTGTAGGATTGTTCAAAAAGTCCTCACGACTATAAACTCCATCTTTGCCTGTAAATTGTCCCGTCCAATCGTTATTATAATTTCCTGTTGTCTTTCTGTAATAGCCGGCATCAACCATTGCGGCTTCTCCCATTTGATATTTACCGACATAACCATATTTGTTGACTGAAGCGTAGTTACCACCAGATTCTCTGTATCCCAAATCATTGTAAAAATCTTCTAATGTTTTTGTCATTATTTTATCCTTTCTATTTTATTGAAAAATAAAGATACCAAATAGTATCTTTATTTTATATATGTACAACTGTTCTACGGGGAAATTATTATATCTGAAGTTTTATCAATTATTACTTAAGCCTGTATAAATGCGCCCATTGATATCGGGAATTCTTCATCTTCGCAACAAATTTAATTTTATCATTAAAGCTATTTGACCCAGAAAGTATAATATCGTGATATCCATTAGTTTTATTTGCGAGAATAACAATGCCAGCCTGAGGTTCAACTGGTACATCTGATATATTAACATAGTCGTCTGAATATTTTTTTAATATAAACAAATTATAGCCGGCAGAACCGGAATAAAAAGTAGAATAAACAAATCCTATAATTTCATTTACTCCATCATCATTCAAATCTTCTTCAAATGCAATGACTGATTGCGGGGTAATGTTTGCTAAGTCCTCAATTTCTTTTGGGGTCATATTTTCTTCTTTTAAAATATAATCATACAGAATTTTACCTGCCGCAGGTTCTTTATTTTCATACGAAAGCTTCAGTTTCTTGTTTACTCCGGCAGCAAATACGGGCTGAAAAAATAAAATACACAATATTAGTATAATAAAATTTTTCATAAACCAATTTTACCTTTTTATTAAAAATAAATCAAGGTGCGGATATGTGTTTAAATACATCTGCTTTGTTACTTAGTTCCTTTATTCTGTATTTCTTTCTTTTTAATTTAGTACTAATATATGTTTATGCAAATTTTGCAACAATGTAGAAGTTTTAGTATTTGTTATAAAAACTCCGGACGGACTGTGCCGTCCGAAGTCTTTTGAATTCGCCGCAATTACTTAATTAATCCCTGTTTAACCTGATCCATAATTAATTTTTCATTTTTGACAAATTCGTCACCACTCATATTGCCTATCTCCTCACGGGTGAAAATCCTGTTGTTTTTGCTGTTTGCCGGAGAATTTTGGGCATAAGCCGTTAATTTCTTCTTGGCATTTTCGTTCTCGTCATTCAATGATTTGTCGTGGGCAGATTTCTTCAGATATTTATCAACGGCAGAATTTTCCAGACCTTCCACCAGTGATGCTATCCTCAGAATTTCATCTTTGTCCATTTCGTAACCGTTCAGATACTCGCGGATACCGCTTCTGCCATCTTCGTCAAAAAATCCGGGGCGTTCTTTATCAAACATTGCCATCGGAGTTTCCTGAGGTGCAGCAGGTATTTCCGGCTGCATTGTGTTTTGCGGCATTTGCTGCTGTTTTGCAGATTGTTCAGGAGCGGATGTCTGGGGCTGCATTGACTTATACATGTTGATTTGTTGTGCTTTTCCGGCTAATTGTGCTAACAGATATTGTCCTTGTTGTTGTGTTATTACTCCGTTTTGCATAAGTAAATTTACCTTTCGTACATCTGCTCCGATTGCCTGCTCAAGCCGGTAGAATACATCTTTGTATTCCTCCGTTTGGTTACTCTGCGGAGTCAAGGCAGGTGATGAAATATTATTCATTTGATTTATCATATTTATTCTCCTTTTGAAATTTGCAAGGATTTCATGTATTCTACGGAAACTTCAATGACATCATCTATAAATCCGGCTAAAAGCATAGAAATGAAAGGTTTTATTATTTCCGGAAACGGAAGTTTACTGACAACATATTTTATTGCCATTTCTTTTTTTTCTTTGCCTTTTCCCGAACCAAGTGCATCTTCCGCGACAAATACGGCATTCTTTGCTATTTCTTTAATTTGATTTTTTACATTTTTGAACATTTTGTTTCTCCGTTTAGTTTTTCCGTTTGAGAAATTATTTCTTACGGAATTTTACAGGGTGTTGCTACACTGCAGTAACAATCATTTTTGCCAAAGCCTTTGGTTGAACGGTTTTGGCTCCGTACAAATACAAACCTCTGACTAAATCAGAGAAGCTGTCTTTATCTCGGAGGCTTTCTATTTTGGAAAGCTGGGAAGCAAATGTTATTGCCTCGTTTGTTCCTGCAAGTACGTAATATTTGTCATCTACATCTGTCAGGTTTGTACTTACCAGAACATCCATGCCGGCAATTCTGCCTATAGAACCTTCTCTTAGGGTTTCATCCGCCACATTGTATGCGGAAATAAATTCGGAACTTTGCAAAAGATAAGATTCAATTGTCGGGTTAATTACTACCCACGGACGGATTCCGGAGTGAACGGCATCGGAATTTTTTAATGCCAGTGCAAGTTTTACAAAGTTTGCATAAATTGTTGTTGTATCTAAAGATACCGGAGTTTCGGCAGAGCCAACAATGTTTTCTTCCGGAACATCCGTATGCAGTCCCAACAGGTATGAATCCTGAACTTCTTCAATTGCTTTTTTAGCATTATTCAGGTGTGCTTCCATTATATCGCCGTTGCTTTGTACTTTTGCAACATCGTCAATCTTAAATGCAAAGAATTTTTTCTGGTCAATTTTCAAATCCTGTGTTGTCGGGGTTAGTGATGAATAAGAAATTGTGTCACCTGTTAGTGTGGATACTGAAACTTCCGCAGGGGTAATTATTTTTACAGTGTCGCCTTGGTTTTTTATTTCCCCTTCCCAGTTCCTGTTTACGCATTGGAGCATTACGCAGTTTCTTTCAAGCATTGTTGATAACTTTTGGCTCCATAATTGCGGGATAAATGCCGAATACGTTGTAGTGTAATTTGTTGATGCTGTTGTTTCTTCTGTCATTTTCTTTTTCCTTTCGTTGTTTTGTGTAGTAACTGTATTTTGAGTGGTGATTTTTTTTAATCTTCGGTATATACTTCCTTAAATTGCAAACCAATAATTGCGCAATTGTCGGCTGCTTCTTCCCCTTCTATACATAACTGTACGGAATAATTGCTGTCTGTAATTTCGGCTCTTTCCATTGAATTTGATCCGATTGCCCAGACCGGAGTTTCATGAATTTCGTCATTCCAGTTGTAGGATGATTCCTCCGGCGAATTTTCATCTGCCCAATAGAAAAATTTCATTTGTTTGGAATAAATAAGTTCGGAATACTCTTTGTATTCGCTGTCATAATCCTTGTAAACGGAAAAATTAAATCTGTTATCGTAAATATCATCAAGCAGAAAATAAAAATCCTCTACGGCTTTTCGTTTTAATACATTGCCCAATGAAAAAAACGGGGATTTCCACATAAAGTCAATATTGGTGCCGTCAAAAGTTGCGCCGTAGTCCTCACGGTAAATTTTTCCGTTCGCATCCGCGCTGAATACTTTTGAGTGAAAGAGTGCCGCGGTTGTTATCTTTTGCGGAACAACCCGTTTATACCACGCGTGGTTTATATAATCGTAAATCCAAATATTTTGGAAGTAGTCATTATTTGCATAAGGAAAGAAAAACCACATCTGGTTTTTGTCAGCGTAGTGTATAACATTGGTTTCTTTAATTCGTGCTATGTCAAAGTTATTAAATTCGTTTTTTATGTTTTCCGAAATTTCCGTGCCCAAACGAATTTGATTTAATTCCCCGACCTGTTCAAGTGCATAAATCCCGTTGCTCAGGAAAAACTGTTTGTTATCGACGTTTACAACTGAATTTTGCGCGTTTGTGCCTTTATCTGCAAAAAGAGAAACCGAAAAATCCGATGGAGATGTTCCGGACAAAAGATAAACCTGTTCTTTTTTGTAAATTGCAAGGTAATCTTTGTACGTATGTATTGCACTGATATCAGAAGTATCCGTATGGAAATCGCTGATATATCCGGCATCATCCTTAGTTGTAAAATCATTATATGTACCCAGTGCGGAATAGTATATTGTTGATTCTTTGCTGCACCAAACCCGCCCTTTGTAAATTGCGATACAATCGGGACACAATAGATTCCCTGCTTTGTCTTTCAGATTACATTCCGCAATGTCGTAATTGTCATTATTTTTGATGTAGAACATTGTATCGGTATTTGTTGATACAAGAATTCCTCTCAAAAATTGTGCAAAGTGTACAGTCGTTCCGGTAAGTGTTTTATTAAGCAGGGTTAATTCATCATTTAGTTCGGAGTATATGTATATTTTGCCTGTCACAGTTGTTATAACCAATTTAAAAACGTCATCCGATTCAAGTTCGGACATTGCCGTAATTTTTTCTTCAGTTGGCAGGGTTAGGAGCAGAGTGTTTCCTTTTTGCTTCCGGATACCTTTATTCGCGTAAATTTCAACGTTTTTGGAATCGCTCCAGTATATTCTTTTCGGATTTAACCCCATTTCTGATTTTGTAGTTGCCTGATTTACCCCGCCGGATAAATCAAAGTAATTTATTTCCATTTTTAACCCCCTTTATATTTTTCTTTGTACCAGCGGACCTTTGAGCGGATAAAACTTCCGGCATCTTTTTTCCCGATATGCGGATACGGCGGAATATATGTGATATCAATTTTTCCGGAGCTTGTTGTTTTAGGGTGAGATATACCGAATTCGTAATGTGTCAAAACCGTATTTTCAGTGACCGGAAGTTTGTATTTTATGCATAATTCAGCGGCAAGTTTTAAACCTGCTTCAAATTGGATTGCCGTAACCGGAAAGTTTCCGCAGTTTTTTGCTGATTTGAAACCGTACATTCCGCAGTAGCAAATTCCTATAGAGCCGGTGTTTCCGCCGCCCGTGTGTGCGGCATAGTTTCCGTCCGTGCAATCATCATTATCTTCGGGTTTGTACTTTCCTTTATAAATATTCCCTTCCGCATCAATAAGATAATGATAGTAGTTTTTTTCAAAAACTGTCGGGTAATATCTTCCCGCGCTCCAGTGAAAAATTAATCGTTTTACCATTATGATTACCTCTTTTACAAAATTTTCCATTCCGGATTAGCCCGCAAATACAATACGACAGCGTTTGTTCTGTTTCGGGCATTTAGTTTTGCGATTATATTTGTGATATGTGTTTGTACCGTCCTTATTGAAATTTCCATAAAAACGGCAATTTCTTTGTCTGTGTACCCTTGTGCAATAAAGGTTAGTATTTTGTGCTTTGTCGGTGACAATTTCATCTGTTAACCTCTGTGATAAATCCTTATTTTTTCATCATATATTAAGGGGTATTGAAAATTATTAAAAATAATTCCGGTTTCAAAAAAAGCTGAGAGAATTTTAAAAAAAATGACTGCAATCAGACTAAAATTCTCTCAAAAATTACCGGTAAACGCAGTCAGGGTGAAGATATTGGGGAATATGCATGATTTTAAGATTGTTACATTTTGCAATAAAATTTTACAATTATTTACGTTTTTTATTCGGTGAATTCAAGAAGCAATCGCAACACTATTAAGTTGAAAAACTTTATTTGGTGTCATATAATTAAGAACTTTCATCGGTCTGTTGTTTATCCAATTTTCAACATACGCGATTTCTTCCTCTGTTA